GCTTTAAAGCAAAATTGGATAACTCAATGGATGATTAAACAAGCCAAATCATTCGATACAGAGGACTCTTACCTTACTGGTAAACTTGGATTTATATCCGAGAATGCTGGTAAGACAAGAATCTTTGCTATAAGTGATTATTGGAGTCAACTTTCATTAAAGCCTATACAAATTTCTTTATATAGGACACTACAGACAATAAGTACGGATGCAACAAAGAATCAAGAACAAGGTTTCCAAAGCCTTGTAAAAGAATCCTTAGGGTATCCTACTTATTGTTTTGATTTATCATCAGCATCAGATAGGATTCCTGCTATAATGCAGAAACACCGTCTGAAGTTGATGACAAATCAAACTGTAGCCGAAAGTTGGCTATCAATAATGACGGATAGGCACTTTAGTATTAAAAGTACAGGTGAAAATGTTAGGTGGAAAGTAGGTCAACCGTTAGGTTTACTATCTTCCTTCCCTTCGTTTGCACTCTGGCACCACGACATCATCCAACTATCTTATAATTGGGAGAATTTCCACAAAGGAAGACCTTTACGGTTTTTCAAACAATATAGGATATTGGGTGATGACGTGGTAATTTTTAATACAAAAGTTGCAATGCGCTACCAATGGTTACTTAAACAGATTGGTGTTAACATCAATCTATCAAAGTCAATCATTGGATCAAATGAATCTTCCCAAATTGAGTTTGCCAAAAGGCTTGCAAAAGATGGAAAGGAGATGTCTTCAATTAAATATAATATTCTATCTAAATCTGATACACTAAGTATATTAGATTTAGTAGAATTATTACATAAAAGAGATTTCATCTCAACAGATTCAGGTCATTACGGTTTGTCTAATATCCTTAAATCAGAGGATCTTAGACGCCTTCAATATATGATTTGGTTAAGAACTTCTGATGACCCTACACTGGAATGTAGGTATACATCCATGATTTTCAATCGCGCAGATATATTACAACGTATTATATCTAAACGGACCAAAAACATAATAGAAAAGGCAATGAAAATTAAACCACTAGATATGGAAGTTGAACTTCCTTATCTAAGTAATGGCTTTAAGTCCATTAGCGTACCTTGTAATGAGAAGGTCTTGGCAGATAGGAGTATAGGATCCTTAAAAGGATCCCATCCCATTGTGTTGGCTCTAACTCAGACATCACGTGAACTACAATTTCTTATGTTCACAGTTCTGGATGATTTAGAACCAGATACTGTTTCTCCGGTTGAATACTTACCAGTAGTATCTTCAAAGAGTTACTTTAACGACCGTAAGGACGTTACAAGATATCTTTGTAAGATAATACTAGAGTCTTTCGAAGAGGCTCTAGATGAAAAGAGCGTTCAGAAGATATAATATTCTGTAGCCGAGGCTACACCGGGTTATAATAGGTGTAGTTTACAT